ATGGGAGAGTTACAAAAACTTGTCTGCGATTAGGTAGTAGAATCATAGGTAAGTGTATGATGGGATCAACAAGTAATGCATTAGATAAAGGTGGAGATAATTTTAAGAACTTATATTATAACTCAGATGTTACACAAAGAAATAGAAATGGACAAACTAAGTCGGGATTATATTCTTTGTTTATTCCTATGGAATGGAATTATGAAGGATTTATTGACGAATACGGACAACCTGTGTTCAATACTCCTAAAAAACAAACATTTGATCCACATGGAGTAGAAATAGATTATGGAGTTATAGATCACTGGAATAATGAAGCGGAAGGACTAAAAGACGATCAAGACGCTTTAAATGAATTTTACCGTCAATTTCCAAGAACTGAAGAGCATGCATTTAGAGATGAAACAGGTAATAGTTTATTTAACTTGGTAAAGATATACGAACAAATAGATTACAACGAAGGAAATAGAAATTCTTCGGTTTTAACACCTGGTAATTTTCAATGGACAAATGGTATTAAAGATACTCAAGTTATGTTTAATCCAGATCCAAATGGTAGGTTTAAAATAAGTTGGGTTCCAGAGTTAAAATTACAAAATAATGTAATTATAAAAAATGGGATTAAATACCCCGGAAACGAACACGTAGGTGCTTTTGGCTGTGACTCGTATGATATATCAGGAACAGTAGACGGTAAAGGATCAAAAGGAGCATTACATGGATTAACTAAGTTCTCTATGGAAAACGCTCCAGCGAATACATTCTTTTTAGAATACATAGCAAGACCTCAAACAGCTGATATATTCTTTGAAGACGTACTAATGGCGCTAGTATTTTATGGTATGCCATTATTAGCTGAAAATAATAAACCTAGACTTTTATACTATCTTAGAAGAAGAGGGTATAGAGGATTTAGTATGAATAGACCAGACAAAGTATGGAATAAATTATCTGTTGCAGAAAGAGAAGTTGGTGGAATACCAAACTCAAGTGAAGATATAAAACAAGCTCACGCTGCTGCTATAGAAATGTATATTAACGACTACGTTGGATTATTAAAAGATGGGAATTATGGTGATATGTATTTTAATTCCACATTAAATGATTGGTCTAAATTTGATATAACAAAAAGAACTAAACACGATGCGTCTATAAGTTCTGGATTAGCAGTAATGGCATGTAATAGACATTTATACAGACCGAATCCAGAAAAAAGGAAAACACCATTAAGTGTTAGTATATCCAAATATAATAACAAGGGAATTTCATCAAGAATAATAAAACAAAAAATATGATAGAAGGTATTATAAATTTTCCATCTCAAGCTGTTAGTGATAGTGAAAAAATGTCACACGATTATGGATTAAAGATCGCTAAAGCTATAAGACATGAATGGTTTACCGGTAGTAGAGCTAAATATGAAGACCATAAACACAACTTTCATCAATTAAGATTATATGCAAGAGGAGAACAATCTGTACAGAAGTATAAAAATGAATTATCTATAAATGGTGATTTATCTTATCTTAATTTAGATTGGAAGCCTGTTCCAATAATACCTAAATTTGTTGATATAGTAGTCAACGGTATGGCACAAAGAACTTTTGAGGTTAATTGTTTTTCACAAGATCAATATGGAGTTAGCAAGAGAACAGAATACATGGAGTCTATATTAAGAGATATGCGTTCTAAGGAATACAATGACTTAGTGATGAAGCAGCTCAATATGGATTTATATGAGAATAAAAAAGATGATCTACCTGACACTGAGGAAGAATTACAATTACACATGCAGTTAAATTATAAGCAATCTGTTGAGATGGCAGAAGAACAAGCTATAAACGTATTACTAGAAGGTAGTGATTATGATTTAGTTAGACGTAGAGTTCTTTATGATTTAACTGTTTTAGGTATTGGTGCAACTAAAACTACATTTGATTGGAGTGACGGTGCTAGAGTTCAATATGTTGATCCAGCAAATTTAGTTTATTCTTATACAGAATCACCATATTTTGACGATTTATATTATGTTGGTGAAATAAAAGAAATACCAATAAATGAATTAGTAAAAGAATTTCCTAACTTAACAGAAAGTGAAATAAAGGAGATGACAGATTTTTCTGCTCCTTCTAGAGATGGATTAAATTATAAAGCAAATTACGATAAAAATAAAGTTCATGTTTTATATTTCAACTACAAAACTCATGCTAATGATGTTTATAAAGTAAAGAATGCAGGAAGTGGATATGATAAAGTGATAGAAAAAGATGATTCATTTAATCCACCTGAAAACATGGAAGGAGATTTTAGCAAATTAGAGAGAGTGGTTGAGTGTTTATATGAAGGTGTATACATCTTGGGTAGTAGTAAATTATTAAGATGGAGAATGGCTCCAAATATGATGAGAAGTCAATCTGATTTTAGTAGAGTTAAAATGAGTTATCAAATTGTTGCACCAAGAATGTATAATGGTAAAATTGAATCTACTGTTGGTAGAATAACTGGTTTTGCAGATATGATTCAGTTAACTCATTTAAAATTACAACAAGTAATGTCAAGAATGGTACCAGATGGTGTATATCTTGATGCTGATGGTATAGCTGAAGTAGATTTAGGTAATGGAACAAACTATAATCCACAAGAGGCTTTAAATATGTTCTTTCAAACTGGTAGTGTTATCGGTAGAAGCTTAACATCAGAAGGCGATCCTAATCCTGGTAAAATACCAATACAACAAATACAAAACGGTGTTGGAAGTAATAAAATGCAAAGTTTAATTCAAACTTATAATTATTACTTACAAATGATTAGAGATGTGACTGGACTTAATGAAGCTAGAGATGGTTCAGTACCAGATGCTAATTCCCTGGTTGGTCTTCAAAAACTAGCAGCTGCTAATTCTAATACAGCAACTAGACATATATTACAATCAATGCTATTTTTAACTGCTCAAGCATCAGAATGTTTATCTTTAAGAATAGCAGATATAATAGAATATTCTCCAACAAAAGAAGCTTTCATAAGAGCTATTGGTGCTCACAATGTAGCAACATTAGATGAAATGAAAGATTTACATCTTTACGATTTTGGAATATTCATAGAACTAATGCCGGATGAAGAAGAAAAACAAATACTTGAAAATAATATACAAGTTGCTATTGCTCAGAAAATGATTGATCTAGATGACGCGATAGATCTTAGAGAGATTAGAAATATAAAATTAGCTAATCAATTACTTAAGGTAAAAAGAAGGAAGAAGCAAGAGCGAGATCAAATAATGCAACAACAAAACATACAAGCTCAATCTCAAGCTCAACAACAAGCTGCAGATGCTGCATCTAAAGGTGAAATGGCCAAACAAGCTGCTCAAGTTGAGAATGAAGAGAGATTAGAAAAAACTAAAAATGCTTTAAAAATTCAATATTTACAACAAGAATCTAGAATTAAAAAAGAATTAATGATGTTGGAGTTTGAGTTAAATAACAAAATGAAAGGTCAAGAAAGAGAACTCGCGGGTAGATTAGAATCCATAAGAGAAGACAGAAGAGATCAAAGAGTAGATAGACAAGCTGCTCATCAAAAAGGTATGATAGAGCAAAGAAAATCAGGTGAATCAGTTAATAACTTTGAATCATCAGGTAATGATATACTTACGGGAGGAGCCGGTTTAGACAGGTTTACTCCTTAATATTTAATATTTTATAAAATTTTATTATGGCAGAAAAAAACAAAGAAGTTGTTAATGAAACAGCTAATGTTGTCAAAGAAGTTGACACTAAAGAAACTGAAAAACCTAAAGTTGAAAAACTTAAAGTAAAAAAGAAAAAAACTATTGAACCAGTTGATAATATAACTAGGATTGATTTATCAAAACCACCATTACAAAAAAGTGAAGAGGTTGAGAAACAACCCACTAAAGAAGAAGAGGTGGTCGTAGTCAATGAGGATCCTAAGGAGAAACCAGAAACTGTTAAAGAACAAGAGGTTGTCGAACAAAAAGAAGATATACCGATGATTCAAGAAGTTACAGATGAAGAGCCTACCGAAGAAGATATTAAAGTAGAGATCGAAGAGGCTGTAACAGAAGCAGAAACAACTGGAGAACCACTACCTGAAAATATACAGAAAGTTGTAAATTTCATGAATGAAACAGGTGGTGATCTAAGTGACTACGTTAATTTAAATAGAGATGTATCCAAATTAGATGATTCTGAAGTACTAGATGAGTACTATAGAACTACAAAATCTCATTTATCTCCAGAAGAAAGAAACTTCTTATTAGAAGATTCTTTTGGTTATGATGAGGATGAAGATGATTCTAAGGAGATACGTAAAAAGAAAATAGCCCTCAAAGAGCAAGTTGCCGAGGCTAGAGCCTACTTAGACAGGCAAAAGTCTAAATACTATGAAGATATTAAAGCTGGAAGCAAGCTCACTAAAGAGCAGCAAGACGCAATTAATTTTTTCAATACATACCAACAAGACGAAGAGAATCAAAAGAAACTAACCAAAAAAAGCAAAGATGCATTTTTGAAAAAAACTAATAATGTTTTCAATAAGAATTTCAAAGGTTTTGATTATGAAATTGGAGACAAGAAATTTAGGTTTAACGTAAAAGATGTAGATAAGGTTAAGACGACTCAAAGTGATATCAATAATTTTATTGACAAGTTTGTCGATAAAGATAAAACAACTATTGAAGACGCTAAAGGTTATCATAAATCTTTATTTACAGCTATGAATGCTGATGCTATTGCTAAGCACTTTTATGAGCAAGGTAGAGCAGATGCAATAAAAAACACAGTTGCTAAAGATAAAAATATAAACATGGATCCAAGAAAGACACATGGTGAAACTGAAACTGGTGGATTAAAGTTTAAAGTATTGGGAGATTCTGCTGATGACTTCAAATTTAAAATTAAAAGAAAAAAATAACTTTAAAAAAATATAAATTATGGCAATTACAAGTGCAAGCGGGCCGGATGCGGCACCAAGGCAACATGCGCTAGCTCAGAACTATGTAGACTTCACGTCTTCTGCAACTGAGGGTTGGGCGCAACAATATTTACCAGATCTTATGGAAAAAGAAGCCGAGATATATGGTAAAAGAACAATTTCAGGCTTCTTGGCTCAAGTTGGTGCAGAAGAAGCTTCTGCGTCTGATAGAGTAGTTTGGTCAGAGCAAGGTAGATTACACTTAGGATACCAATGTAACTATAAAGATTCAAATAATGTATATACTATCACGAAAGACATGGATGGTAATGATGTGACTGCTGGTACAGCTGGTGTAAGAGTTGGTGATATAGTTCTCATGTCTAATGCTTCTGCTACAGCTAAAGGTTATGTTTCAGCTGTATCGAGTGACGATGTAACAGTACTAGCTTATGCAGATGGTAATATGGTTGACGCTGATGCTTTAAATTCTACTGCTACAACAGCAGAGGCTCATAGAATGTTAGTTATAGGTTCTGAATTTGAAAAAGGATCTTCTGCTAGAACTGTTTCTAATTCACCAAAATTCCAATCTTACTCTAATAAGCATATTATCATGAGAGACTTTTACCAAG